GGAAAAAAGACAGGAGTATCTGAAAAAACAAGCCTCTGAGAAGCCCGTACAGAGGGGTAAAGACCCTTCTAGGTAGTCTAGCTACCCCCTATTTTAGGTCATCTATACCATAAATCTCTAGTAATTCGTCAATAGTAGGTCGAGATTGTTTAGGTGCGAACTTCCTAAATCTGTTTATACTATTCTTTCTAGCAGACTTATAAGACTTGTTAGCAGACTGCGTAAAATTTTTAAAGAAGAACTCTGAATCTCTACCTACGTCTTTGTTCCACTCTCGGACAAAGTTAAGTATTCTTCTTGTCTCACCTCTGTTACCTTCAATCTTTGCTTTAACATATGCTTGACGATAATGAGCCTTTAAATCTTGTACATAAGAGTTAGTCTGTTTAGACATACGGATGATGTCATTCTGAACAGTAGCGGCATATGGATAGAAACCTAGCAATCTACCTACAATAGCTAGAGTACCAACCTCATTTGATATGACAGTACCATCTGCTCTAGTAATCTTTCCATCATCAATGTAAGCCATACCATCGAACAAACCTCTTACAGCAGAAGATGGTACATCTCTTAGTATATCTGAGAAGCGTGATGTTCCATCTTTAAGACCAGCAGTCTCTGCACCATACCTGACAAGTTGTGCTCCTGTACCCATCAATCCTGTGATACCACTAAACACTGGGCCTGCAAAGTTCTTAGCTTCCTGCCAATGTTCTCCTGCATTTGACTTTGCTTTGAACATACCAGTCAATGGAATCAAATCACCAAAGCCAAGCCTTGTAGAAACTGTTGCTCCAAAGTATGGATCAATAATTCCTCGCATGAAGATCGGTGAAGCGCCGGGGATAAAACCATCAACAAGCCGTGCAGTTTCTTCCTCTATGCTTTTCATTCTGATACCAAACTTCTGAGCAAGAGTATCAATTAAGTCCATCAAGTCGTCAGCAAATGGTAGTCCTTTCATACCCGACAGTATGAACAACATAGATAACATGTACAACCTACCCCTAGGTGACATACCTTTCATCAACTGCACACTGACAATGACGAACTGTTTATACATGAAAATATATTGTGCTATGTTTCCTCTAGCCATCTCGGGTCTGTTATACATAGCGTATTCACCCTGTGATGTATTCACTGCTTTCGTAGCAAACTCCAACGCTGCATCCCGCACCGCCGCTTGATCCTCCACCGGAAGGTTATCGAAATTAGTTCCGTATCTGTCATTTGATAAGATTCGTTCTCGCTCTAGTCTATAAGAAGCAAGAAAAGTAGATCGTCTGTTAAGTTGCTCTGTGTATGAGAACATAGACATCCATAATTTAATTGCACCATTATAACTATTGCTAGCTCTTCCACCTCTTGATGTACCAACAAGCGCATTAAACTGTGCCGCCTGCAACACGCCAGCACCCGTGGCTTCTAACAAAGCATTGGCTTCGTCTTGGGATAAGTTATGTTTATTCTGTAGTGTTTCGCTTTCTACTACTTGTAGCATGTAATCATAATTAGCTAGCTGGCCGTTCTTTACATCAGTAGCCGCTTTAGTCATTGAGGCAGCAGACTGCCCTAAACCAAACCCACCACCATAACCACGGTTTGGATTATAACTAGCAAGATATGGTATGGTATGAGTAACCATAGACATCATGTTAATTGCAGCAGTAGCAAAAGAACCACCAAGCTGTAGCAATACAGCATATAGCTTGAGCTTAGAACCAACTTCGCCAGATAAAAGGTCTTCTGTTGAATCTTGAATGTTTGCTGCGTCTGCGTAGAACTGTAGTAGTTTCTTAGCTTCTTCTCTGTAGTCTTCACCACGACCTTCATTTGGTATGGCGTTACCATCTCTATCTTTAGCTTGGACAGCACCTTGGTCAGCCATATGGCTGTACTGATATGCGTAAGCATCGTATGCTTTTCTAGCTGCTTCTCTCTGTGATTCTGTACCCTGTGTTGTAGCTTCTTCAAGTTTTGCTAGCTTATCAGGATCACCTCTGAATTTAGCGTTGCTAGCCATAATATCATTTAACTGCCATGAGTAAGTAACTTTACCTGCTACATGTGCTTGTGTTTCTAAATGTTCTGCAACACTTCTAACAACATCTCTATCCCAGCCGGGGTTGCCTGATCTCTGCAGACTTCTTCGTGCAGTAGACTGAACACTGGTAAGTGCTGTAATAATACGTTGTCGTTCTTGAGGTGTAAGACCAATATCTAAACGCTGAACTACACTCATAAACTCTGTAAGATTCATAGAGTTAGTAAGTGGCTGTGACTGTCTAGCTTTAGATACTTGAGCTTGAAATCTTATGTTTCTTTCTTGTCCGTTCTCATCTCTCATTTGATAAGTTATAGGGTCAGCACCAGTTGCCACAATGTCTTGTAATCCTGCTGCTATATCTTGTGCGTCTGTCTCACGTTCAGCTTGAAAAAATGGCACAGAGCCAGCATAAGTTTCTTCTAGTTTAACAGCCTGCCCTGTATCTGCATCATACGCTTGCATACGAACTTGCCACTTACCTCGTCTAGTAAATGGTACATACCCTGTAACAAGTGTACGCCTTGCATTAAAGTCCGCATTAAGAGAACGTTGGTCTAACAAGAACAAGTTCTGAATAGCATTAGTTACATTATAAGCAGTGCTTTCGGTGAAGCCTATTGTATTTAATCGTCCAAGAGATGCAATAATATCTGAATATCTATCACCTTGGAACTGTGCTGTATCTTCTCTACCATTAAGCCAGTCTTGTACTTTGCTAGGCTCATGTAATGCTCTGTTAATCTCTCTTAAAAACGTATTGGCTTTTGTTATAGAGGCTTCGATAGGCCCGTCTAATGTAGCGTTATCCATATAAAGATTAGAGTATTCTTCTATAATCCTTCTGAATATCTGTATATCCTCACCTACAGGTCTAGCACCACCTTGACCTACAAAGTTTGAAAAGTTTTCTAGAGCTTGCTGTCGTTGCCCAACAACTGCATCCATGTTCGCTTGGAGAACATCAATAGCAGATTGAGCTACGGCTGCTCTATTTTCAGAGTAAATACGCCATGTGGTGTCAGTGACATTAAAGTTTTTAAACGTAGTCTCACCGTTACTTAACTGTACTTCAAACCCTGTTTCAAACTCCTCACGAGATACTATGCCCATTTGCTCTAGTCGCTCACGAGCTTGTGAGTTTATCTGTGCATCACCATTAGCTGCACCCTCCATTAAAGAATCTAGTTGTGAAATAACTTGGTCTGAGTTTTGATTTGCTTTTAGTAATGCACCATAGGCAAGCATCTCTCCTGCCTGTTCAAGTTCAAGTTTACTTGGGCCTTTACCTACACCCAACCAGTCAGGTGTATGTGTAAATGCTGTAAGTCTTTCATACTCAGACATATAACGTCTTGTCTTACCAGATTGTTTCTGGAAAATTTTAAATATATCTGACAGTCCTTCGCTACGCTGAGCTTTGTTATCAAGAGTCTGCACTCTCTCAGCCATCTCACCAAAGAATCTGCTTAGTGCTTTACCTCTACCTCTTGGTAGATTTTTTACTAACTCGTTTACACTATCAAACCCACCGAATCTGCCTGCTCTACGATTAAGAGCGTCAGCTTGGAAGAAGTTGGTAGCATGATCTCCTCTAACATCCTCAATAAGAAATCTGCCATACTCACTTTCTGTTTGTAATTCTTGTAGGTTAAGAGCTATCTGTTGCGCGCCTACAACACCTCTGCCACCTGAGCGTAAGTTCTTACGAGATTGATTTAGGAAGTACCGGGTAAAATCAGGATCGCCTAGGTTTATCCAATCTCCTAACCCAATAGTTTCAAGTACAGCCTGTATAACATTCTTAAGTCTGTCTATCATACGCACATCAAGAGAAGCAGCTCGCTCAGCAAGCACTTCCTCAACAGCTTCCATCATGTCCATCCGTGGGTTAGCTCTACGCAGTATATCTGCTGCAGCCCGTACATGACCATCAGTTCTGTATATCTCACGAAAGATAGCATTGAGCCTGTCACGAGACATAAAGGCACGGAAACCAAAGTGACCTAGTGCTTCGTGAGCGACAGTTAATCTTATCTGTTCTTTAGTCCGTGCATAATCACTAAAGATAATAACCTGATCACCAACAGAATAACCAACGGCTTCTACTGTATCAAAGTCACCAAGTGGTCTTCCTTCTTGAGCACGTTTATAGAGTTCGGGGTTAGTCCTAGCTAGTTCTTGTACGTTAGCTACGATAGTGACAGTTGGTTTTACTTTTAATTTCTTGAGAATTTGTTTAACAATAAGGTCTATCTCTCCTCGACCCATAGGCTCTGTAGGTTTACCGTCTGCTCTACGGAAATTACCTTCCGTATTCTTAGAGTCCATTTCTTTCATTGTTTCAGCGGTAGGTTGTAGCCTGTTTACTCTCGCGTTTTCACGCTGAGTACGTCTACCTTTTTTAAGTAGTCGTTGACCTTCTGCTTCTTGAGCATTTATTTCAGTTTGTGTTTCAGGTGTTGGGTCAGGTACAATACGACCATTAAATAATCTCTTGGTTTTTAGATTACCTTTAACATCAAAAAAATCTTTAATCGCATAACCATTAGCCATCAGGTAGTTCTTATCTGAGTTAGCAAAATAAGTTTGTATGCGATTGATCTCACGGCTACCGGTAGATTCACCACCCTGTTGGGTTCGTTGTTCAGTAGATGCTCTATCAGATGTAAGTTCTACTACAGGGTTATAGCCACTGAAAGATTTAAACTCGTACCTTTCTAGGTGTGAGTTAAGAATATCTTCTAGTAACCTAGCATTTTCTAGCTGTAACTGTTTTGTTTTATCAGCTGCAACTTTCCTACCTTTTGAACCTAAAGCTTCTTCGTAAGCTCTCCTAAACGCATCAAAGTCAATTCGTTCACCTGATGCTTGTTGTCTTCGTAGTGCATTAAGAACCCTATCAGCAGTCTCTTGGCCAAGAACTTCACCTTGTGTTTCTGCAGCAATAGCTTCATTAACCACTTGTTGTTGTGGAGATACATACCACGCTGGCATATTTGTAAGTGCAACTTGTACGTCACCAAGTAGACGGTTTTTAGTGGCATACTCTAGCCAAGGTTTATTTCTACCTTTGTTTGAACCTCTATCAAACATACCAGATAATGGTTGTGCATTCGCTTGGGATATAAACGCATCATGTAATGCTTTGCGTTGTTGTGGTGTAAATTCAGTTTTGTTTAAATATTCAATAGCATCAGCTTGGATGCCTTGTTTAGTAAGATTTGTATCAACCTCAAAAAATGCAAACGCCATAAGCTGATGTGCATATGACCATGCTTCACCATGTTTATTAAAATCAGTAGTAGTATCAAACTTTGCTTTATATTCGCTAAGCTCTTCCTGTGCAGTTAATTTTAATTGTTGGTAATTATCTTCATAGATTCTCTGTGCGATGTCACCATTCACAGCATTACCAGCTACTAATTGACCCCACTGTTCTTTAGCTTGTTGGGGTAATCTATCCAAAGGTATAGTACCAGCAGGTGCTAAATTGTTCCATGCTTCTATAGGTGTCTGACCTGTAACATCAACAAAGACTGGGCTTATACGAGAGTCTGATTCCTGAGTTTGTTTTTGACGAGCTTCTTGGCGAGCTTCCCGAATTGCTCGTTGCTCTTCTTGTTGATTCGCTGTTGTCTGGCGTACTGACGCTTTTCTGAGGCGCTCTTCGCCCCTACCCTCTCGGGTAGTTTGTTCGCGGAGGTTGTCTCTTCCTCGAACTTCGCCGCTAGGCTGGGTTTGTTGGCGTACAGCCACTTCATCTGTGCTTTGCTCTTGAACGGCATCTGTCCTCCTTTGTATTGGGATTCCGGGCTGTTGAAAAGTAGTCCTAGTAACAGGCAAAACCCTACCATCTTCAGTAGTAACAGTATCTTGTTCTTTAGATACAACTTCCCCCGGACGTTTAGTTAGTTCATTAACAAGATTTTGAGCAGGAGTAGATAAAGCAGTAGCTCTTCTACGAGGTCTATCAAAACTTTCTATAATACCTTCCATCTCTGCAATAATATTATCTTGTTCTACTAAATCATTATTAGCCACAGCAACTTTAAAATCATCCATGAACTCTTGGATGTTTTGTATTGGAATACCATCGGCTAGCATACGTTCTACAAGTGGTGTTATTTCAGGAGCAGGAGCTTCAGGAAATGGTAACGTCATCTGACCTGCTTGTTCTAGTTCAGCAGCAGTAGGCTCTGCAACAACAGGTGCTGCAGCTTGACCTCTTCTTAATGCTTGTCGTCTTGCACTATATGGTACTGCCATTCCCGGCAAACTTAACTGCTGGGGTTGTCTTTGTGGTATAGGAATCTGTGCTTGCTCACGAGCTTTACGCTCTTCAACTTCTTGAGTAAGCCTTTCATTCTCTTTTAGTATCTGATCTACCCTAGCATTTTCTAACTGAGTCACTTGCTCATTTAGTCTTTGTTGCTCAGCTAAATCAAACTCTTGTTGTCTTTGCGTTCTCTCAGCTTCTTCTGCTCTCAGTCTTTGCTGTTCGGCAAGTTGAGTCTGTTGTTCTTGTATTCTGTTATTAGCAGCCTGTAGAAGTTGTTGTCCTATGGCTGTCTGTTCTGTTTCCGGCGTAGCCAAAGCTTGTGCTGTTTGAGGCACATCAGTGACAGGAAGTTCTAGCTGTTGTTCAGCAGGCTGTTCTTGTGGAGCAACCGGAGGAGTAGGAGTGACAAGTTCTTGGTTTGCAGCTGTAATGTTTGGATTAACTGCAGGTGCACGACCTTGACCTCGTATATCTTGTATAACTCTAAATACATCATCACTAAGAATACCTAGGTCTGCCATATTACCTGTAGTCTCAGGGTTAAACGGATTGTAGGCTTCAAATTGATTGTCAGTTAGTGATAGAATACCGGGGTTTTGTTCCAATACTTGTCTAGCTTCAGCTTGTATATTAGCTTCTGCCTGACCCAAATCTTGCTGTGGAAATAACTCACCTTGCTGGGCTACTTGTTCTACCCCTTGTTCACCTGCAACGAACTGCGGCCCGGGGAAAGCAGGGTCTTGACTAGGAGGCCCAGTAAGTAAAGCAGCAGGCCCTGCAGGTGGGGGTAACTGCCCTTGACCTTGAGGGGGAGGAGTCCCTTCAGGAGGGGCGGGCAATAACTTTTGATCAGCTTGTGGATCACTTTCATCTAATACATTAGTAGGCTCACCTCTTTTAAGAAGATTAGCACCACCACCAAGTGGGCCACCGATTGCAAAACCTGCGGCAAAAGAATTAATTAATCGTTTAGTTGTTTCAGCATCACCAAGTTGGTCTGTGCCTGTAAGTATAATAGCTTCTTGCCCAAGCTCGGTTAGACCTTCAAGCGTACCACCTACAAACAAACCTTTACCCGCACGTTTAGCAAGGCCACCTGATTTTATAATATCAGGGCCAAGACCAAAGATACGACCTGCTAAGAAAAATTCTGGGAGTGTTTCTAGTGCTGCATATGGTATAGCACCCAAAGCTGCTGTACCTCTATCACCTACACCTGTATCTCTTACTTCACCATAGATATCAGCTACACCCATACCATAAGAGCCAAATATAGATGCACCTGCTGCACCTCCAGCCATAGCTTGTTTTTTACCTGCGGCTCGGGCTGTAGTTGCACCTATCGCAAGAGCATCATCAGCCTGCTGTCTACCTAATTGTTTAAGAAATTGACTACCCGACATAGCTGTACCACCGGGGGTAACTATGAAAGCATTTGGATTTTTAATTTTTGCTGCAGCTGTTAGACCTGAAAACTCACGAAGTAATTTCTTTTCACCTTTAGTAAGAGCTTGACCTTTTGCATACTTTTTAGCTGCTTTTAATACAGATTGTTTAACTGCTTCTTTACCTAGTAGTGCGTATACAGCACCACCTGCGGCAGTAAATGGATTAGCACCACCACCTGCAACTGCACCTGCTCCAGCACCAAGCAGAGCAACACCAATAGATTCAATTAAGTTTGGCCCTTGCTGTGCTAAGTTAGCCACAAACCAATCAATAGCTCCGTTTGAACTACTACCTACTTCGATTTCAGTAAATTCTCTTTGGAATGGTTGATTATAATAAAGTTCTTGTACTGCGTTATCTACTACGCTCTGACCAAACTCTTCAAACCCAAGAAACTGAGCACCTCTACCAGCGAGCATCTTTAAATTACTGCCACCGATCTCAAAATTTCTAGCCATAAGAGTACCCAAGCCGGGGTCTTCTATGTTATTCATAAATGTTTTATAAGAATCAGGAGATACAGCTTGCCAGTCTAGACCTTCAGGTTGTAAAGCCCTTGGTTTATCTAAAAACCCTTGAGCCTCTGCGTCTAGTGCTGACTGTTTATCATCAGCATCATACAACGCACCATTAACAAACATCTTATTCTGTGACGGACTAAACAATACACGAGGCCCAGTCTCAGGTGGTTTATTAAATCCTGCACCAAGAGTTGTTTCTAAATTATCAAACTGCGCTTGCTCTTGAACTAATTGATCAGCTAGTTGTGCGTTTAATTGGCCTAACCCTGCAGAACCAGTCTGAGATACAAACGGATTTCCGGCTCCGGGCGCAGTAGTAGCATCATAGTAGGAACTTTGAAATGCTTGTAATCCTGCCTTCTTCGGGGCCATATTTAATTCCTCTTGTACGCATTAGATGATGTAGAGCCTGATGGTGGTGTAACTGGTATCTCCCTTACTCCGGTTTGCATAACACCATTGTTATCTTCATAATCAAAAGGTTCTATAATAAAGAAACTATTGCCTCTTTGAACATAAGGTATGCCATCTATATTTTCTAGCTTAACTGTGTTATCTATTTTTGACTGTTCTTTAATAATTTCAATCCTACCTTTTAGCACCTCTAGCTGTCTTGTATTATATGCTTTGGCATTTTCTTTAGCTATATCAAGTTGATTCTCAAAAACTTTTAGTTGTCTTGTAGTAGACGCTTCTTGCTGTGTCTTTCTATAACCTTGGTCAAAGGCAAGTTGTAGTGTGTTGCTAAGCTGTGCAAAGTCCATAGTCTTATATGGTTTACCATTTAGAGTAATGTCGTACTTACCATCAGACCGTGGATTAATACGAATATCCATACCTGAATATTGTGACCAAACCATAGCAGCTCTGTTCACACTACCATTCGCTAGGTCTTGTAAACCTTGCATACCCTGTAAGTACATAATTTTATTCTCAGCTTTTTTAGCTTCTAACGCACCTTTAATACGAGTATCATTAGCAGCTACTTCTGCATTCATAGCAAGCTGGGTAAGTTCTTTAGCACGAGTTAGATTAGTTCCACCAGTATTCATAATTTGAGCAAATCTTCTGTAATAATCTGCTAAATCATTTTGGTATTGTAAATTAGCGTTAGTTTGATTAATAATTAACTCTCGTTCTTCAAGATAATTACGCAGATCAAACCCAAGTTTTGATGGATCATTTGTGTAGAATGCGGGTGGTTTGACTGTAGTGTCAACTTTAGGTTCTTTAGCTGGTGGTTTACCATCGTCAACCCCAACATTTCCTGACTGTATCTCAAGCGAACTTACATCAGTGCTAGATGTAGCTGTATTACCAGTGTTTGCTGATTTTGCAGATGTGTCTGTACTTGCATCTTCTGTTTTTAAACCTGCAATTTGATTGTTATTAACTACTGTAGTTGATGATCCTTGGCCAGCTGCTTGATTGTTTACTGCAGTAGAACTTGTTGTGGTCTGTATGTTTTGATTGTTAGCTGCAGCGGTAGACGCACCACCTTTAGGATAATAATAATCACCGACCTGCCCTAAATAATCTTGCAATCCTAAAAATGCAGAGTTGTATTTTGTGACTGATGCTAAAGTATTAGGCCCTGAAAATTTCTTTATATCAGAAATATCATTAATACCAATATACTTGGTATACCCATCATAATACGCGGCGGCTCTAAACTTAGGGTCTACACCTTTTAGTCCTATCATCTTATAATATAACAAACCTGCGGCAATTTGATCTTTTGCAATAACAAGATTACTGTGGTTTTTAGGTAGCCCACCTGCTGTTGCAGTTAGAGTTGCCCATTCAGCGTCTGTCATATTAAGATTAGCAGGCTTAGGCCCTTTGAAATAATCTTTAACATCTCTAAAAGCTAGGCTTTGTATCTGTAATGGCCCTCTACTTTTAGATTTTTTCCTGTCACCAACGTTTCCAAAATTAGACTCAATAGCTAAAAGTGATAAAGCCTCACCTCTAGGTATACCTAGTTGGTCTGCAAGTATTGTAGCCGAAGCTGTAAACTCATTTTGAAACTTGTTATTTTTTACTGACTTTAGCGCATTTGAAATAAACGAGTTATCTACTGTAGCTGCAGCTAAGTCATCTTGACTGCTGCTAGTACGAGGAACAAGCTCAGTGTTTGTTATTCCACGGATGCGAGCTTTAGTAAATGCGTCTGTTAAAACTTGATTAGGTCTATCATACTTATCCACAAGTATAAGGCTACTACCATCACCAAACACATCTTTGATATTATACTCAACACCATTATGGATAACTAGCTTACCGCCATTTTTATCTATAACCTTCCACGGGAAACCTTGCACATGCAGTGATTCTTTTTCTTCATCAGATACGTCATTCTCAGAAACTACACCTTTAGGAAAAAGTGCACTTAGGTCTGGATTCTGAAACTCAGGCAGAGGTATTTGGTCATTGGGTAGGTTTTGGTTATCACTAGGATTGATAACAGTTTTACTACTATCAAACTCAGGAACAACAGGAGGTTCGCCTGTTCCCTCTTGTTGACTTTTTTCAAAATCTCTAAGTATTTTATCTTTATAGAAAGGGTCTTCAAGAGGTAGCCCTTCTGCTACACCACCTTCTTGATCAACCATTGGAGGAGGTATATCTATATAATTACCACCGAACCTATCAAGATTTAGTCCTGCCATACCTTGAGTTACATCTGTAACAACAGGAGGTTTAGGTACTGTTAAGTTCTGTAAAGCAAGCCTCTCTTGGTCACGAGTAAAGTTTGCCCGTTGCAGAGCTTGTAATCTGTTTTCAGCTTCTGCACCCTCAACAAACTTATCTTGGTTTAAGTTTCCTGCTATGTTTCCAATGAGTCCTAATACCATTCTAGACCCCTACGCTATCTGTCCAAATTGACTTTTCTTCTTGTTCTCCTCTATTTGCTTAGGAGTTATAACACCGGGTATATTACTATCCATCTGAGGTATATTGTTTGTGTTAAGACCTGCTACTGTTTGAGCATCTTTTGCTTTCTCAGCATCAGTCTTACCTCGATTTACTGCAAATGAACCAAAGAATTTTTGGATGTTATCTTTCTTTGCTTGTGCACTTGCTTGAGCTGCAGAGTCTTGTCCAGCATAAAAGTTAGCTAGTCCTAGCTGAGCATTTGCTGCATTTGTAGAAGCACTAGGGATAAGCCCAACGCCTGTACTTGTAGCTTTATTCTGGAGATCAACACCTGATAAGAAACCTCTGTCAAACGCAGATTGTACATTAGCACTACCTGATAATGCAGCTCGCCTCATATCACCTGAAGATACACCGCCTTCTCTTAAACCAGCTTTACGCTCAAACTCTCGTAGTTTACGACCTTCTGTAATTGCAGCTTTGTTAGCCGCTTGCAGACCAAAATAATTTGGATCGTAATATCCAGCTTGAACCATATACTGTTTAGCGGCTTCCATCTTTTGATTAAATGCTGCTTCATCTTTTGCTTTAAGCGCTGTAAGTTCTGCTTTGTATTGTTCAATAGCTTCTAGTGTTTCTGCACTTTGATTCGCTGGTGTACCAACAATCGCTTCTGCAGCTACAGCCCCACCAACCTGAAGCACAGCATTAGCTAGTGTTTCTGGATTAGTAAGTTTGCTTGCTACAAGCTGACCTGCATTACTTAAACCTGTTTTCATACTGTCTAGAAAACTTACTTTTGTAGCGGCATCTGCAGTGCTAGCAGCATTTGATAAAGTTGCGGCAGTACCAGAAGAAGTGGTCATAGCCGCTGGTACAATTTCTGCGCCAGCAACATTAGTTGTAGCTGAACCCGGAACCGCACTACCATCTAGTGTAGTAGCTGTGGTAGCCGTTGTCGTTGATTGAGCCGCTGGATTGCCGAACATTCCCGGTTTAGCAGCTGACATATAACCACTGATACCACCTCCAATAAGTCCTGAGATAGCACCTGCTTTTACATCACCGCCTGTAACTTTAGCTGCAACAGCACCCAGTCCTGCACCAACGATTGCTGAGCTAACAGCCGCTGTAGCTGTAGCACCGATAGTCGCCGTAACCGCTGCACCGATAGCTGTAGACGCAACTAAAGAGCTTGCAATTATAGGAGCAGCAATAGGAATAGCAACCGCTACAACAACTGCAACAAGTTTTTTTAATCCGCCACCATGATGTGTCATAGGAACGGGTGTTATAGTAGTCTCGCTAGTAGGGCCTATCGAAACTACTAGAGGATTTATTATAGTTTGCATTTAGACCTCCTTAGTTAAATCCTGTCTTAGTAGTGAATACTTTCGTTCAAAGCCCTGTGCTAATAATATTTTCTCAATAGCTGGTGAGACTAGGCATTCCATTTTAGTAACTCCACAAATCTGTGCCCAACCACAAATCTGCTTCCAAAAATCTCTTATATTATGACGTAAATCTCTACCACCCAAAGCGACAATATTCATGGCTGTAAACTGTGGGTAGTATACAAGCTCTAACGCTAACGCTAATTTAACATCAGAAACTTCATCGTCATCATTTTTTATTGCAATAACGTATAGCTGTCCTTTAAGCGCACGATCATAGATATTATCTACAGTCATCTCGCCGTCCATAGCTCTGTCAATACACTCTTGAAACAGCGGTACACACGCACCCCAATACTTATCATACAACTCTTTTGTAGATAGAAGTTGTGCGTTGTATTTTTTAGTTTCTTTTTCTTGCACTACTTGTAACGACATTAAACTTCACCGCCTTCTTCATATTGTTTAAGCATTCGATCAAAAAACTCTGTACCTTTTGCTTTTACAACATTCTTAGGAATGACGTATTCTCCGCCTTCCATCTCGGCATTGTTAACACCAGCTACTTTAACTGGTATTCCACCTTGAGCATGTGACGGCCCGACAAGTACACCACCTTCATTCATCATTTGTGGTGGTTGTGGTTGCATCATCTCTGCACTTTCAATCTGTACATCAGCTTCCATAGCTTTTGCTGCCATAAGTATAGCATTAATAAGACCCTCATCGTATTGTTGAGGCATATCCTCTTCTGGAACTAATCCTCTTTGGATAGCCATCTGCCTAATCTGAGGATACATAGCTGGGTTTTGCTGTACTGTTCTAGCAAGTTGAATAATCATATTTAACTGATTAGCGTCTAGCTCACCTGATTGAATACCTGCCTCAATAGATGCTCGTATTCTAGCTACCACCTCTGGATTCTGCGCCAAAGTCTGGTCTATCTGACTATTCATTATCGCTGGATTAGTAGGGCCTTGTGGCATTTGTGGCTGCAACCCTGCTGGTGGAACCATACCACCTTCTTGAAATGTATCAGGTTGCATCCTAAAATCTAAAGCTGCAAACTGTGGATTTCCGCCTGTTACCCCTGTAGGTATTTCACCTAAAGCTGATTGTGTAACGGGAGGTGCAGGCATTGTTATTAATGTTTCGATCGCTGGTGGTAAATCCAATGACACAGAGTCAGGCACAGCTGGACTTACTAGCTCAGGAGCTTGCATCATAGGATCAGTTGTAGGTTTCATTACCATGATTACCGTCCTTTCATTTGTTTAATTAAAAAATTAAGTGTAGCTCTCATCTCAGCTACATCGCCAGCTAAGGTCTGTACATCCACGATAAGTTTTCGTACATCACTTAAATTAGCTAAATCATAAGCAGTACCACTTATAGTGATAGTAGAACCATCGCCTTTCGCAGTTACTTGTTGCATTTTTTGCTGACCCATTTGATTTACCGTAACTTGACCTTGTGTTACAGCTTTACTTACAGTGTCAGCTTCACCACGAAGTCCAGTTAAGAGTTCTACGTTTTCTTTAACTGAACTAATAAGTACAGTTTGATAATCTGTAAAACCCCCTTGTGGTACTGCTGGTACACTTGTAAATCTGTTAGCTACGCTCATGCTGTCCTCAATCCATATGGAGTCTCACCTATATGTATTGCCCGTATTCTTGACGAACCTGACACTCCGACTTCAAATGTATCACTTCTATACCCGGTTGGCAATCTAAATACTTCGTCAGAACTTATTGTTCCTTGAAATATTAACTGTTTATCAACAAATAACTTAAACGTTACAGGCAGTACACCTAATATATCTTTTTGAAATCGTGTTTGCCCATCTGCATTTATTGGGTATGAGTTTAAAGTACCTATATTTGACACTCTAGCTCCAGCATCTGTGTAATCTGTAGGCCCGTTAAGTGTTCCTAGTTGTATACTTTTAGCCCATATAGCATTGTTATAAGCTGGTATAGCATTATTAAAAGCAATTCTATTTTCAGTTTCTGTCCCGGGTGTTTCAAAATCTGCAATAACTCTGGCAGCGCCAAGGTTCATAAAATCTTTAGTTACAATGGTTTTTGATTTCCACTCTAGTGGAGAAAGAACTTCTTGTTTGTTATCCCACTCATACAGATTACCCAAAGCATCACCAATATAATACATTATACCCGTTTCATAGTCAGTACACGCAGCAGAAAACGTATCTCGAATACTTACAAAAAACCCGCCTACTTTATCGTCTCGTTCATAAATAAATGATTCACTAGAGTGAGAACCAAAATACTTTCCATTATAGTAATGACCAATAAGAGTAGCAGGGTTGAGTTCTTCGTTCCAAGTATCCCAATCGTGGATAAGTTTAGTTACAAGGTCTATACCAGCCGATGGAGCGTAAGCAGCAAGACCACCATGAGTAGCCCACATAACTCCATAACCCATATTAACAACAGATTTTTTAGCAAGGCACGGGTATAATGTATCAATACGAGCAGATACCATAGTAGCGGGATCGTTACCTGACACTTGGTATGGATACTCTTTTGTAAGTACAATAATAAAACCCTGTATAGATTCTATTGCCACAATATCAGAATCAAATGTTAACCTAAATCGTTCTGGCCAAGCATGTGGTTTATCAGGAAAAGAAAAACATAACTGGTTATCAAAAAACCCAATAAGAATATTGTTGTGTGCTGCACGAATGCCTTTCATACCGGAAGGTGGCGGATCATTATCTTCAGAGTCTAATATCCTAGATAAACCTGATACAAGAAAGTCATCCGTAAAAGTAAAACTACCTCCATCACCCCAGTATCTAGCAGGTAAATCTAAGTTCTCAGAAACATCATGGAACACAGTGCCATTAGTATCAGCAGTTTCTCCAACAGCATTACCGCTATCACTAAATGTAAATGAATATTTATCAACAATAGACGCCACAGCAAACTCGCCATTCATACTGCCGCTATCTGTAGTCATACCAGACAGTTTAAATCTGTCAGTAACAATAAAATTGTGTGGTTCTGATAAAGTTAGAGTAACTACACTACCTTCTCGTTTTACTTTAGTAGTTGTTGTAGGAAACCATAATGTTCCCAGCTGAAAATACTCTGCAGCTGCTGCAGAAACAACAGTTCGATATAATCGTATACCCCGTATAAAATTTTGTGCAGGCACAGAAGGCTTTGCAGTAGGTAAGTTGGTTATATTTACAGTTTGACCTTCTTTAATATATACTTCGTTTGAAGGTAAAGATGGTATAGCTTCTTCGTCCCAAGGTGTTACCCATGTGTAAACATATGTTCTAATCTGTGTATTACCTGCAAGCTCAGAACGACCAGTTGTGTTTACTGTTTTAGCTACAGCATCACCGGGACTAAAGTATGTAAAGTCAGTAGAATTAAGAACAGTAATTTCTACGTTTGTAGCATTAAAAGATTTAGCCTCATCTGATGTACCAAAATCTCTAACTGACACAACATTACCTGAGCGTAAGTTGTGAGACGCTGCACCATAAAATGTTGCAGTATTACCGCTATCTCTTTCATAATGTGTTGAACTTACAACACTAAAAGTTACAGCGGTAGCAGTTGGAGTTGTTTCAGGTAGTGGTAACCCAAGATCATAGTAGCCATTAGTTACAGGATACGGAGCACTTCCAGTAGTAGCTAAAGCGTAGTTAGACACTTTAGGTGTGCCATCGCCAGTATAATAAAATCGTTGTTCGGTATCTTCTGTGTTAGAAGTAGTTGTCCAAGGTGCAGATGCAGTAGCAATATCTACATCATTGAGGTATGTAAGGAATACATTGTTACCGTTAGTAGGATTAGTAAGCTTATATAGTGTTTGAATTGTGCCCGTTCGCCCGACATTTTCAATAAGCTTCGGAGTCCTATAAGGTATAAGATCACCAGAATACAATTTAACATTGAAAGCATTTTGGGCAGATCCATCAGGGAGTAACTCTGAAGATACTTTTGGGGCTTTCCCTAGAAACTTTGTTAGTTTTACTGATCCCATTAGTCCTCAACCATTCCTAACGCAACTTCTGTTGCTTCATCGTTTCGCCTAGTCCAACCCCTACCGAACGCATCGAAGTGGTTTAGACCCTCATAAAATCTTTGCCTTACCTGTTTAAATTTTTCTATCATAAACTTTGTATCTTGACCTACAACAAGTTCTAGTGTCTTTGGCCCTATCACGCCGTCCGGGTTAGCGCCACAACATTTTTGTATGCCTTTAGAACTTCTACTTACTCCAGAATTAACAGCCCAATCAAAAACAACGTAGTCCAAACCGGAAGGTAGTTCATCACAGTTTGCTTTTATCCAGTAGTTGTTTAGATATATTGGAGCAACATCTTCTGGTGTAAGCTTCATCATGTCTTGTTTATCGACTTCGTAGCCTAGCCATTCTTCATAAACGCTTTTGGTCACCCCTAAATTAGTCATACCTCCGGGATCGCGTTCGTGATTTACAAATCCGCCTTCGTGCTTCAACAGAAGCTGTAGTGATTTATCAAAGTTTTCTCTCATTTAGTGATTCCTTTTTGCTTTTCATATGTCCTGAGTCCTCCGATTCCGAGCATGCCGCCCAAAACAGTTAGGAGTGTACCCATATCAAATTCAGGTAACTCAGGTAGTTCTGCACCAGCAAAAGATGCACCAAATATAATTAGGTCTTTGATTATAAAGTGGTATGCAAAAGCAATCGCGCAAACCCAACCAACCGCTGGACGCCAACCGCCTTTGAAAAGTGATCCAGAAGCTGCTTCAGCCTTATTAACTTCGATTTGGGCGAGCGCTATCTGCTGGGCATGTTTATCGGCCATCGTTGCCAAGTCGTGTGCAAGCTTTGCTTTTTGGTCTTTATCCTCTACAAACTTGTCAAGTAACCCAGTAACTGGCCCTATTAAACTTTGTAACATAATTACTCCTCAATAAGTTCTACTATATCATAACCGCCATCTGACTTTTTTTCCAGCTTTACTTTTAATTCTTTGCATTTCCACTGACTATCAAAGTTTACGCCGCCGTTAACATTACGTTTAATTGTCCTCTTTGTAGACAAACATTCTGATAGTTTATCATATGGAGTATACTCTATAGCTTCCCCATTACTATACAGAAGCAAAACAAAAACTAGCTCTATCATTGTTTTCCGTGACCATTATTCCTTAGTTTCTCTATATTCTCTTCTATAGTTGTTATACGTTTTTCATAAAATTCCAAGGTCAATTTTTGTTGTTGGTCATATGGTGCTTGACCACTTTCTATTTGAGACTGTAACTTTTCTAACTCTTTAGCTAGATGCTCAATCAACATAAACTGCTCAGAGTCAGCAGGTAAACTACCCATTTCACCTCTAGGCCACTTAATACGGAACTCTGTGTTCTGCCCTTGATCTGCCTCCATCATAGTAATACTGGTTTCCATTTGGTTTAACCGTTCTATAATTCCAAAATACGCCCATGTAGCAACAGAAGCTGCTGCCACCATAGTAATTATGTTTCTAAGTGGTAGTGCAACTTCAGTATTTTCATTTACTTTTGTAGCCATATCATTTGTTTATACCATTTATTTGTAAATTTCAGTACCATTTTTTACTTGCTGTAGTTTACACACAGCAGTAATTTTTTTCTTTTTTTCACCCGGTATAGGGGGTTGACGCATCAACCTATTAGCAAAATACCTACACCTATTAACATCATACCAATAAGTTACTGGCGGTTGTAAGCTAGCGCCTGCATATACATATAACGCAAACACTGTAATCATTTCCCGTTCGTACTGCGTTGTGTCCAAGCAGTAGTTCCCATATATGTGGCAACCACGCCGCCGCCTGTAAGATAGAAAAGGTTACTGATATCAGCTAATGCGTTCACTCTTTCTATTGGTATAAAGAACATAGCTGCAGTAAATACACCCATCGCAATTAAAGAAAACCTAGCCATTCTAAGTTGAGCTAGGTTTTTTCTTGTAGCGTCTTCTGTTTGTTTGATTTCTTTAACATGACCAAGTTCTTCATCAGTAACTATACCATCACCGTCTTGGTCATACTCGTCATATACAGATTGTTTTTGTAGTTTTTTTGCCATTAGATGATTCCTTTAAACCTTAGTAACCATAACCCACCTAATAAACTTCCTAACAAAAGTGCAAATATAAGTATACCTGCTATCCAAGTTTGAGACTTTTCTACAAACTCAGCCCACTTTCGTTCTCTTTCTTTTGCATCCTCTTGTCTTCGTTTTCTAGCTTCTACACAAAACCTTACATAGTCACTATGTAAACCGGGTCTGCCTAGATATATCATCATTTGTTTTAATTCGTTTTCTTTTTCCCTAATTTCTTCAAGAGCCATAAACTCTTCTAAGTCGCTTTCATCCTTACCAGTAAAGTTTGACCATATACTATTTTTTCTTTTGTTTGCATGTTTAGCTAGATCGTCTGTAGCATGTGTAAAAGCGGCAATCTGTTTACCAACAGAAGTTAGTTCACGACCGTTTTCAACCGCCTTTCGTATGACGGCATAGGCCGCATTTGCTGCTGCTACATATTCTAACACCTAACATACCTAACTATTTTATTTTCTTATTATTATAATGTTTCATTTTTAAATGGGTTAGCTTAGACATTGCGTTTACTGCTGCAGTTTCTAAAGTTTTAACAACTGATCCACCACCACCATACATTTTCTTTTTCTTTACTTCACCGCCATAACCATACATCTTTTTCTTTTTATCTTTCATCATATAACCCGGCATTTGATCACCTCCTTTAGTTTATTAAGGTTAGTATTATTGATAGTAATCCCGCAATCACAGCACCAGCTGCGCCAAGAAATATACGTTCAAGTCTAGAAAGTCTGGATAAAATCATGTTATAACGTTCAGCACAGATTGCTTCGTGTTGTAATAGTTCACTATTTATCTCAGCTGTTGTCATACGTTTTTTACTCATCTTTCCCCAATACCGCTGCTGTTTGATCTTCAACCGCTTGCGGCTTTTCATAAAGCGGAGGCTCTTCAACCACCACTCCTTGACTCACATACTCATCACCCCGTAAAAATTTGCCGTCTGGCATCATAACAAGAGGTGTGCGTTTGATCTCTTTTAGCATTACTTATCCTCTTTTGCTTCCCATTTTAAATCTTCTTCTTCCCACCTGTAATTAGTACCATCAAAATCTTCTGGTGGAGCTACAGGAGCTTCCCATAAACAAGTTGTCTCATCCAACACCCAACTTTTATAAGGTGATGGTGGTATAAAAGCATCTTTATCTTTATCATAAGTATACCCCATACCAGCATAATTTTTTCGTAGTGGTGTACCACCATCTAGATGTTTGCCACCATGTGTATTATATGAAGTTTGTACCCAAGTACCATCCATAGTCTTTATAAAATCTGCATCTGCTACGATAACTTGAGTAACAACACCATCTTCTATTTTTGCATAATGTGCCATAACTCCTCCTATGTGTAAGCAAATGTTCCTGAAGAAGTAAAAGTATGTACTGTACTTCCACTTACAGTTGTTACTGTACCCCCAGTCGCTTTTTGCGCTCCTGCATATTTTATGATTATTATACCAGAACCTCCGTTACCACCGGGGCTTACTCCTCGTCTTGTGCCGCCACCTCCGCCGCCAGTATTTGCGCCACCAGCGCCGCCAGACCCGTTTGCAGTTCCGTTTCCGCCTGTATTGACCGCAGAACCACCTCCAGTACCTTGTGTACCTCCAGATTCTCCAGAACCGCCACCTCCGCCGCCAAGGCCGCCGTTACCAGCAGTAGAAGTATTAAAAACTCCGCCACCTCCGCCGCCAGAATAGTATTTATTATTGCCATCTATATTAACTTGTTTACCTGACCCGCCAGCACCAGCGCTAGCATTTCCAGCTCCATAACTTGAACCTGAAAAATTACCGCCGTTAGCTGCAGCTCCTGCGCCTCCGCCAGAAGCAAAAGGTTGACCTTGGTTTGCTGACCCATTACCACCATTAAACCCATCGAATACGTCTGCACCACTTAGTGTATGTGCAAGACCCGGACGACCAGTACCAGCTCCACCTGCACCATCATTAACACCAGCGCCGCCTCCACCGTTAGCTTGGTCTTGTCCATATGACCCGTGATTACTGCCGTATGAGCTGCTACTAAAAGAAGTCATACCGCCTCCGCCGCCATACGCAGTTAAACTGTTTAATCCTGATCCTACTGCAGAAAAGCCTCCGTGCCTTCCACCTTGATCTCCACCAGTTCCACCTGCACCACCAGCACCAATAGTTACTGATGTGCTAGTTCCAAAAGAATAATTTATATTTGAGCTAGTTGTGGCAACAGCTCCGCCGCCACCTCCGCCGCCGTTATCTTCTCCGCCGCCACCTCCGCCAGCAACAAGCATAACTTCGACAGCTAATACTTTACGAACATTACCTGTACCTTCTCCTACATTCATCCACACGTTGTCATCGGTTGTTGCACTTGTACATACAAACACTTCGCCAGAACTTTTATTTACATAAAAATGCCCAGAAGCAGGAGGATTTGTAGTAGCTGTAGGATCGGAAGTAGCTACTGTTGTATCAGTCAAACCAGCAAAATTTCCCGCATCACCCCAACTGACATTAGTTCCGTCAGTTGTTAAAAATTTACCACTATGAGAAGATTGAGCAGGAACGTTTAAATCTATATTAGCAGTGTCTGTAAATAAAGCAGCGGTAGGTCTAAGCTCTATCCTATCACCAATAGCAAAAGCACGAGCTGTAGTATTATCTTGAGCACGAGTTACAGTCATAGAATCTGTAGAACGTGCAGTAACTTTTATAACTTCAAGATTATTAGAAGTATCAATAAGAGTTGCATAAAAATAATCACCCGAACCTAAAGTTGGAAACCTAGCACCTTGTCCAGAATCTACTGTAACTGTAGTAGCTGAAGTATTAATACCAGCTGATATAGTTCCAAATGCGTTATTTGTTACTTTAACTCCCATGTTACTACTCCGGTTTCGTTGGCCATGTTACATCATCTAGTGACGTAGCTGATTTTGTAATATCCCGTAAATCCTGCCTGTATTTTTTTTGAGCATCTGTCATTGTAAGGTCAGAGCTTGCCCACCAATCTGTTTGTACTAAAAAATGATTCCTCTTTGCCCGTAGCCTATCTAATTCTTCTTCCGCTGTATATGTTGGATCGTCTGACTTAAATGTACTTCCATCGTAAGTCCAACCATGTTTTACTTTATCATCACAATCTACCCATGTAATTGAAGAGTGACACTCGTATTCTTTTTCTTGAACATCTACAACTATTTTATTTTGAACTGCTGCTTTCATTATGAATACTCCTCCACTACTATGATGCCACCAGCACCACCAGCGCCCGGGCCACTATTTGAATTAGAGCCACCGCCACCGCCAGAACCATATGCTTCACCGACATGAGCACCAACATTATGTGAACCACCTCGGCCACCACCGCCCCAAAAGGATGCACCGCCTATACCGTAAGCAGAAACATAGTTAGTACCACCAGCCACATAACCATTATCTATGCCGTTATTACCATGACCACCAGTAATATTAATATCTCCACCAGTTGCACCACCCCCAGTGCCACCTATCGCTGGCCCTGCATTTCCGTGTTTACCACCGCCGCCTCCGTTTCCAGTACAGTAAGACCCAAAAGATGAACCACCGCCTCCAGCGCCATTGTTGCTACCAGCTGCGCCGCCAGCGCCTCCACCTCCAACATTTACAGTAACTGTAGAAACACCTGAAATATCTATAATTTCGATTGCAGTTCCGCCAGCTCCACCGCCAGCACCTCTATCTGCAACAGCACCATAAGCTCCGCCACCGCCACCAGCGCCAGTAACAGTAACTTTAACTGTGCTAACACCAGAAGGTTTTGTATAAGTGCCAGACGATGTAAAAACTTGAACGCTTTTAAGTACGCCGCCAGCATCTCCATAAGAAAATGAACCATCGCCATCTGATATTACTGATTGGCCTGCTGTACCATTACCAGAAATATTAAGTTTAGCTGCAGTAATACTATCGTCTGCAACAACATTATCTAAATCAATATGATCTGCAAGACCTGCTGCTGTTACACGAAGCTCTACTCGGTCTCCAATAGCATAAGCCCTTGCTGTTGTACTTTCTTGTGCCCTTGTTACAGTAAGAACATCGGACGACCTACTTGTACACTTAACAATTTCAAGATTGTTTGAGGAATCAATTAGTGTAGCGTAAAAGAACTCTCCACTCGAAAGAGATGGAAAACGAGCGCCATGTCCACTTGCAACAGTTATGCTTGTAGCATTAGAAGCTGCACTTGCAGCTAATGTGGAGTGTCCATTATTAGAGAATTTTACACCCATAATCTAGCTCCTTAGTTTACAGTTACAGTCCAAGTAATACCTAATGTATCTGCAGCCCCTTTGTTAATTACTGAGAAAACAGTCCTACATAGTAGGTCACCACTTGATGACGCATTTAAAATTCCGGCCTCTGTTATTGCACCTGTACCTGTACCAGCAGCAAATGTTGCAACATAAGCAACTGCGTTGCTAGTTACAGTAGTTGACGTAAGAGCAACTCGACCAGCTTCACTTCCGAGAGCTGCATCACCAGCGGCTGCAGCTGTACTGCCAGTGCCGATAGCCATGTGACTCATAGCTGTAGCTGATGCGTCTTTCATTCGTGACGCAATGTATTCTTTACCATCGGTAACAACGATGTTAGGTACAACCGTTTCATGTACGTTACCGTCAGGTTTTGTAAGAGTGACTTTTAATTCACCCGTTACTTTAATAGTATCATTTATCATACCCATCTCCTTTTTTAAACATATGATCCTGCACAAAGCGGTGTCTCATTTAAGAAATGTCCACCTAGTTCAGTATCGTCCGTATCAGTATATATGAAATTAACTAATAGTCCAGCAGAACTTGTTTCTGCATAAGTTATGCTTTGCCCATTAATACGAGGTTGATTTATAAGGCCCGCAGAGCCAAGGATACCAACGAACTCATCTCTTCCTTTAGCCTCAACTGCAGAGTTCCAAATTACTGTATTGTTAAGTAAACTATCATCTTGACCCAAAATACCTGTAAAGTCTGTTAATCTATATCTATACACATCTTGAGTAAATACTGTACCTCCACCTTCATTTAGACCTCTATGATAGCCTCTAATACTTGAATCATTAGGATCAGTATCGTGCATGTAAACTTGATTAGGGTAAAAATGCTCTGTTTCACCAAGCACTAAGTTAGTGTTTATGCTTTCCGTAACAGACGCAGTATTAGAAAAAGCTTGTTGTATATTAAACACAGCAGATTCTGCAGGGCTTGCTGTATCACTTAATGCTATGGAAGGTTCTAATTTTATCCCTTCTACTGCAGTAAGACTGTCAGTTAGACCTCCATGAGTAAAGTTTTTAGCTGTAGATTCTGTAGGAGACGCAGTGTCAGCAAGGCTATTATTACCAATAGTTTTAGCTGTAGCTTCTGTAGCGCTTGCAGTGTCGGTTAAACCTTTTGTAACACCGAGTGTGTTTATTTGTTCTGAGGCTGTAACTGGATCAGGGTCTACATCAGCATCTGATAAATCAAAATCTATGTTGGAAGTAAATGCTTTTACATTAGATTGTACAGCAGCAACTGAATCATTTGGATCAGTAGCTGTAAGGTTTTTAGCCGTAGCTTCTGTAACTGACACTGTATCGGTCAGCACTGTTGTCACATCAAAACGGTTAATTTCTTCAGAAGTTGTTGCTGTGTCTGTGACGTTCTTATGGGGCCGCAGCTGATTGATTGCTTCTGACGTAGACACACTAGCCGTAACCCCCGGTTTAGCAGGATTATTAGCTATTGATTCAGAAGGTGTTGCATTGTCTGCACCAGTAAACGATTTTGATAAATCAAATGCTGCTGACTCAGCTATAGTTATTGGTGTTGCATCTACATCTGCATCACTAGGATCAAAGTCTATAAAATCTGTAAATACTTTTACACGAGTCTCTTGTACAGTAACTGAATCTGTTTTAGTTACTGCAACATTAAAATTAAGAGACTCGGAAGGTAATACTGCATCTACTTTTCCAACGTCAAAAACTTTTGTTATAGTTGCATCAGTAGTTGTAACTTGTTGCTCAGAAAGAATAGAAGTAGGTACTATAAAAAAACTAGCACTTATAGAATGATCATCATACCCGACTACAGCGTCATTGTAGGATGTAGCATACGATACAGAGGAAACAGCAACAGAAAAAGATATTACCGAAGTTATTACAATAGAAGATATTGATATACTACTATTAGCCATTAAGAACTGCTAGCTCTAACTCTAAATTTTAAAATATCATAAACAGTTTGAACAGACCCACTATAGTTAATTATAATTTCTCCTTCATATTCACCCGGATCAACATCAAGTACACCGCCTGCAAAATTAAATGTAACTTTTCCATCCGAACCATTTGTAGACTTTGTAGTAGTGATTGTAGATAAAGTAGTTGTTGTACCTCTTTTTCTAAACTTTATACTAACAGAAGTTGTACCTAGAGATAAGTCCAAAGGGGAGTTAGCCGTATCGTCTGTAAGCGTTAAAACGATTTGTGGTAATTCATCTCCTTTTACTACTTTTATTGTTTCAGCCATAATTTACCTCACGCGAACTTTTGTGATTGCACCCGCATAGATGCTTTTCCTACGCCTAAATTAGTTCTAGCTCTACGCTCAGATAATTTATACGCAAATTGTTTTGCATGATAAGAAGCTAATTCTCTGTCACTAAATGTCCTATCGGGCAACACTAGCAAATGCTGTAATGCTCCGTGCATTATTACATTTTCTAATTCATCTAAAAAAGTTTTATTCATTTTTGTTGCTGTTCTTAAAGGTTTAAGACACACAATCATACGAACATCATAATTTGTACCAGCATCTGGTAGAGGAGCTACAGAAAAATTATCTGGGTCTAACTGAGTAATATATCGTGGCTCAGCATATTCGTTAGCAGCTTGATGTGGCCACTTTGGATATAAATCATACATCTGCTCTAAAGTAACAGGAGTAAGAGTTCTACCATTAACAGTAGCAGTTATAAACGCATGAACCTCAGCATCATCAGGAGTATCAAACTCATAGTCATAAGCCCCAGTAACCAACCTAATAGCAGGCTGCTCATAACGCCAAGCTAGTGTTCGCTCACACGCTTCTATAGCAGCGTCACGAACATATTGTTCTATGACAGGAGTTGGACATCCGGGCACACTAGGAGATAATCTATTAACGATATCGAGGAATGCTCTATCAGTATATATAGCCATTAAGCAACATCCTCCTCATCTAATCCGCCTCGTTCTGTATCAGTGATAGACCTGCTCTGTGCAGCTACCCCTAGAGCTTGAGTAAACGAAGTTTGGAATAACTGTGCTCTATTTGAATTGACATGTTCGTTGTCTACAGACTCAGCAATAAATACAGTAGCATCTATAACAACAGGAAAGTAAGCATCTGGCAATAAAGCAACTGTAGTTGTACCATCATATATAGGAGGAGTCTGTGCGTACTCTCCGATTAATATTTGATTGTCAGGAGCTTTTGGATATATAAAAAATTTGTTTGCATTTCTAACATGACGCATAAAGTTAAGAGCAGGGCCAGCGGTAGTATTCATCCAAGTTGGCAATGATTGATCTAATATTTCTCTATTGGTTTCAATAACTCCATTACCATCTTTTACAGAATAAATTTCTAGTAAACGAATTGAATCTGCAGGCATTGACTGCACTACAGTGTTTAGTGTAGTAGGGATTTCTGCAATAATAGCAAACAAGTCAGGCCGCAAAACAGCTATACGTTTTAACGCTTGATTTGCAAAACCTAATAGAACAGTATCACTATACCGCTGTGGGGATAGAG